GTCGAAGAGGCGCAGTTTCTGTGTAGGTAGTCGGGGGGCAGGTTAGTGACCCTCGCGGCCAACTACGACGACGTGGTCGACCAGCTGCTGGCGGCGGGACTGCGCGGGCGCGGGGTGGATGACGGGCTGCGGATCGGCGCGATGGTGCGCACGAGGGTCGACGGCGACCGGGAAAAGCGCGGCTGGTATCTGCTGCACGAGCTGCGCACCGACAGCGGCGACACGCTGATCGTCGGCAGCTTCGGCGTGTGGCGTGGAACCGACAACGGCGCGACGAAGGTCGAGCTGCGCAAGCGCGAGATCAGCGCCGAGCAGCGCGATGCGCTGCGGGCCCGACTTGCGGAAGATCGCAAGCGCGCCGACCAGGCGCGGGCCGCCGAAGCCGAGCGCGCCGCCCGCCGGGCGCAGGGCTTGTGGTCAAAGCTCGCACCCTCGGGCGAAAGCGCCTACCTCGAGCGCAAGGGTGTCGGCGCCTATGGCCTGCGGTTCTCGCCGAAGTCGGGCGCGGCGGTGGTGCCGGTGTGCGACGCCGGCGGCCGGATCCACGGGCTGCAGATCCTGCGGCCCTCGGGCAGCGAGCGCCAGCCGGCCAAGCAGTTCTGGCCGACCGGCATGGTCAAGCGCGGGCACTTCCACCTGTTCGGCGGATCGCCGGTGATGATGGTGCTGGTCGCCGAGGGCTACGCCACGGGTGCGACCCTGCACGCGGCGACCGGCTACCCGGTGGCCGTGGCCTTCGACGCCGGCAACCTCGCGCCCGTGTGCCAGGCGCTGCGCAAGCGGTACAAGGGCGCGAAGATCCTGGTCTGCGCCGACGACGACAGTTTCAGCGATGGCAACCCGGGCATCACGGCGGCGAGCACCGCCGCGGTGGCCTGCGATGGCGCGTGGGTCGCGCCAACCTGGTCAACCGACACGCAGGCGCAGCGCGAGGCGCGCGCGGCCAAGGGCGACAAGCTCACCGACTTCAACGATCTGCAGCACCTTGAGGGCCTCGCCGCCGTTCGCGCGGCGATCGAAGGCAAGCTCACGGCGCTGAAATGGCGCGCCGCCCCTGCGGCGCCCGCGCGGAGCGAGGTCGAGGGGGAGGGGGGGCAACGCCGCGACCTGCGCCCGATCGACGACCTCGACGAGCTGCTCAAGCGCTTCGCCCTCGTCTACGGCCACAACAGCCAGGCCTTCGATTTCAGCGAGCACCAGCTCGTTTCACTGTCGGATATGCGCGATGCCTGCCGCCGGCGCGAGCTGCACCGCGCGTGGCAGGAACACCCCGACCGCGCGATCGTGCGCATCGACCAGGTCGGCTTCGACCCGGGCGGCGACGACCCCAACATCCGCTGCAACCTGTGGGCTGGCTGGCCCACGACCCCGAAGGCTGGCCGCTGCGACAAGCTGCTCGAGCTGCTCTGGTACATGACCGAGCGCGAGGGCGCCGTGCGCGCCGATCTCTACCAGTGGCTGCTGCGCTGGCTGGCGCTGCCGCTCAAGCGCCCGGGCGCGAAGCTCAAGACTACCATCGTCATTCATGGCCCGCAGGGCACCGGCAAAAACCTGTTCTTCGAGGCCTACATGCGCATCTTCGGCCCCTACGGCCGGGTGATCGACCAGGTCGCGATCGAGGACAAGTTCAACGACTGGGCCAGCCGCAAGCTGTTCCTGATCGCGGACGAGGTCGTCGCGCGGGCCGAGCTGCACCACATCAAGAACCGCCTCAAGTCGTTCATCACCGGCCCCTGGATCCGCATCAACCCGAAGACCGTCAAGGCCTACGACGAGCGCAACCACGTCAACATCGTGTTCCTAAGCAACGAGGCGCAGCCAGTCGTGCTCGACGAGGACGACCGCCGCCACGCCGTGCTGTGGACGCCGGGCAAGCTCGGCACCGACTTCTACCAGGCCGTGCTCGACGAGATCGAAGCGGGCGGCAGCGAGGCGCTGCACGACTACCTCATCAACCTCGACCTCGGCGACTTCCACCCTGGCAGCCTGCCGCCGTGGACCGACGCGAAGGCCGAGCTGATCGAGATCAGCCTTGACAGCACCAGCCGGTTTTTCTACGCCCTGACCGAGGGCGAGATCCCCGGCGTCACGCCGCAGCCGGCGCTGTCGCAGGACCTCTATGACCTCTACCGCGCCTGGTGCCATCGCACCGGCGCGCGGCCAGCGCCGCAACCACGCCTGCTCAACCAGTGGAAGCGCCGCCACGGCGTCGAGATCGCACGCAAGCGCTACATGGGGCCCGCCGGCGTGCTCGGCCCGCACGGCTGCGTGATGCTCGGCAAGGCGCAGGCACCCGACGGCACCAGCGAATCGACCTGGCTGGGCGACTGTTTCAGCGCGTTCCGGGTCTCGACGGCCGACTATCGCGGGGGGATGGCCTATGCGTAGCCCCGTTCTGTGCGGAATGTGCGGCATCACGGGCCGGCTGTGCGGCCTCCCGTGCGGCATCAACTCATTGATTCATAAGGGTGTGCGGCATGTGCGGCATCGCCCCTACGTACACACGCGCGCACACACGCCCGCGCCCGCAGGCGCGCATGTGCGCACCCGCGCAGGCATGGCGCACATGACGCACATGGCGCACGGCTGCGGGTTGCGTGCCGCACGCCATGCCGCACCTGTACCCGCACACGCTCGCGCGCGCGCTTTTTATTCACTTTCCCGCTTCTCGAAAGAATTGGTGGTAGTGGCATGACCACCGACCGCGCCGTCACCCGCAAGGAGCTGGCCGCCGCCCTCGGCTGCAAGGCGTCCTACGTCAACGCCCTGCGCGCCGCCGGCCGCGTGGTGATGGCGCCCGATGGCGAGGCCTACCTGCTCGAAGCCACCCGCGAGCGCATTGCCGCCACGCGCGACCCGGCGCACCAGGCCGTCGCCGATCGCCACACGGCGGCCCGTGGCGCCGCGCTGGCGCTGCCGGGCGCGGCGGGGCAGCGGGATGGCGCGCCCCCGCCGTCGCAGGCGCCTTCCTCGCCCGCCCAGGCGGCCGACGAAACCTACCTGTCGGGCGGCCAGCTTTACCAGGACGCGCGGGCCCGCCGCGAGAACGCCGAGGCCGGCATGCGCGAGATTGACCTGCGCAAGCGTCAAGGCGAGATCCTCGAGCGCGCCGACGTCGAAGCTGCCGCCGACCTGGCGATGACTGCAGCCGCAGCCCGGCTCGACGCGCTGCCCGAGCTGATCGTGCCGCAACTCATCGGGATCGACGACGAAGCCCGCGGCCGCGCCTTGGTGGTCGAGGCGGTGATGATCGTCAAGCGCGAGCTGATGCGCGACTTCGCCGCCTTCGCGCAGGTGCCCGCGTGAGCGCCGCGCTGGCCCTCATCGGCGCGGTCGGCGTGCGCCGCTGGCGCCCGCGCGACCCGCTCACCGTGTCGCAGTGGGCGGACGCCCACCGGATCCTCAGCCGCAAGCAATCGCCCGAGCCCGGCCAGTGGCGCACTGCGCGCAATCCCGCGCTGCGCGAGGTGCTCGACAGCTTGAGCGACGGCCACGGTCCGCGCGACGTGGTGGTGATGTTCCCGATCCAGTTCGGCAAGTCCGAGATCGCGCTCAACCTCGTCGGCTACACCATCGACCACCACCCGGGCCCGATCATGGTCTGCCTGCCCGGCGAGGTTTCGCGCAACAAGTGGATCGACCAGAAACTGACGCCGATGCTGGAAGAAACGCCGCGCCTGTCCGCCGCGCTCACCAGCACCGCCAGCCGCAACAGCGCCAACCGCGCCGACTTCAAGGACTTCGCCGGCGGCCAGCTCTACCTCGAGCACGCCGGCAGCCCGGCGCGCCTGAAGTCGTCCAGCGTGCGCACGCTGATCGTCGACGAGCTTGACGAGTTCAGCGGCAACTACCAGGGCGGCGACGACCCAGTCGATCTGGTCAAGGGCCGCACGTCGGCGTTCCCCGGCACCGCGAAGCGCCTGTTCATCAGCACGCCCACGCTCGCCGGCACCAGTCGCATCGCGGCGCTGTACGCCGCCAGCGACCGCCGGCGCTTTCACGTGCCGTGCCCGGACTGCGGCCACGCGCAGCCGCTGGAATGGTCCGGCCTGCACTGGTCGCCCGACGGCGCGGTGTGCGAGTACGCCTGCCGCGAGTGCGGCGCCACCAACGGCGAGGCGCGCTGGAAAGCGCAGATCGCGCGCGGCCAGTGGGTGGCCGACAACCCCGAAGCCAAGGCGCGCGGCTACACGATCAACGCCCTGTACTACCCGATCGGGCTGGGCCCGCGCTGGCTCGACCTGGTCGATATGTGGCGCGCCGCGCAAAACGACCCGGCCAAGCTCAAAACCTTCGTCAACGATCGCCTCGCCGAGACGTGGGAAGACCCCGCCATGCGCGCGGTCAAGCACAACATCCTCGCCGACCGCGCCGAGTCCTACCGCCTGCGCGAAGCCCCGGCCGATGTGCTCGCGCTCACCGCCGGCGTCGACACGCAGGACAACCGCTTGGCCGTCCACATCATCGGCTGGACCCGCCGCGGCGGGCACTTCACGCTCGACTACAACGAGCTGCCCGGCGACCCGGCCGACGAGACGGTGTGGCTCAACCTCGTCGACCTCATCAACCGCCCGATCGCGCACGCAAGTGGTGCCGCGCTGCGAATCGACGCCACCGCGATCGACGCCGGCGGCCACCGCACCGAGGCCGTCAAGGCCTTCGTGCGCCGCGGCCTGATCCGCCGCCCGCTGTGCATCTTCGGCGCCGTGCCAAACAACGCGCCGGTCCTGTCCAAGGGCAAGCTGGTCGACGTCAACTGGAAAGGGGCACTCGACAAGCGCGGCGTCCACATCCACCACGTCGGCACCGTGGCGGTCAAGCACCTGCTCTACAGCCGCATCAGCGCGGATCACGACAAGCCGCGCGAGGCGCGCATGGTGCGCCTCACCGAAGACCTGCCGCCGGAGTTCTTTGCTGGGCTGGTGAGCGAGACCTACAACCCCAGCAAGAACCGCTTCGAAAAGCGCACCGGCGCCCGAAACGAGCCGCTGGACACCTGGGTCTACGCTTTCGCCGCCGGCCACCACCCGGAACTGCGCCTGCACCGCCGCAGCCAGGCCGATTGGGACGCCGTTGAAGCGCGCCTCGCGGCCGCCGCGGCCACCGGCGCGCCGGCCGGGCCCGAGCCCGCGCTGGCCCCCACGACCACCCCGAAGCCGCCTGCCAAGCCGTGGATGCCGCGGCGGGGTGGGTGGATGAACCGATAGGAGATGACCGTGCACGATTATCACAGCACCTGCGAGCAGTGCTTCTACTACCTTGGCGCGACGGGGGACGGGCATGGCCAGTGCCGTCGCCACGCGCCCGGCCCGTATAACGCGACCGGTGACAGCCGTACCCTCAGCGAGCTCAGCAAGTGGCCGCGCGTGCGGGCGATCGACTGGTGCGGCGACTACGAGCCGCTGCCCGACCCGCATTATTTCGATCCCCTGCCCGACGCTGCGGGTGGCGCGTGATGGTCGCCTGATGGTCGCCTGATGACTGAACATGTCCGACGACGCCGACATCGCCAGCGACCTCGCCGACCGGGAGCGCGCGCAGATCCTCGCGGCGCGGCGCGCCAAGGTGCCCGGCCGCGGCCTGCGCGAGTGCGCGCAGTGCGCGGACGCGATCAGCGACCTGCGCCGGCGCGACGGCGCGCGGCTGTGCCTGCCCTGCCAGATCGACGCGGAGCGCGCGCTCCGCGGACTGCCACCCAGAGGGACCCGATGAACGTCCGCAAGCTGCTGGCCCGGCTCAACCCGTCCACGCTCAACCTGAGCGGCGCCGGCCGCG